TACCTGTTAGACCTGCTTGAGTTTGTTTGTCAAATTCTGCTAATGTTGCATCGATTACATCTTGTTGATATGGAGATGCAAATCCTTGGTAAGCTTGTGGTCCTGAGTATGCTGCTTGTTGTGTAAGATAAGGTTGGTATGCTCCAACACCTGATCCTGCTAAATTATATGCTTGTGTTTGTAAAGCATCTTGCGCTGCTACTTGCGGTGCAAGTCTAGCTGTATCTAATGGTATAGATGTTAACCCTGCTAATTGTTTTCCGTAATCAGCACCAAGGTCTGTTACGTATTGTTGTGGTAAATTCTGTACTTGTTCTATTGCCATTATACTACCTCGCTCAATCTTTCCGAAACTGCAAACATATCTCTAGCACCAGCCATTCCTTGTGATATCTCCACCACCTGCGTTTCTAACAGCATCTGCAGTAAATACAAACTCATTTACACTTAATCTTGCAGGTACATCATCTGCTTTTTCTTCTCTTCCTATAGGTACAAACCCACCTTCAGCTCTATAATCTTTTTCCATACCACCAAGGTCCATTAATCCACCTTCAGCCATACCAATTCTCCCACCATTAGCTGCTGCTTGTGCATACGTTTCAATCATTTGTGCTGGTGTATATTTTCTAGCTGCAACAGCTGGTAAAAAATCTAATCCTGCTGCCATGCCTTGTTTTTGATCTAGTATGTTTGCAGTTTTTTTAAGATCTGCTAATTGAATTCCTGTTTGATCATTAGGTAAACCTGGTGTATCTTCTTCTGTACTTTTAGTAAATAATCCTGCTGCAGCCCCACCTGCTATCGGTATAAGATTTTTTATAAGACTATTTACAATACCACCTTCTCTGTCAGGTGTTCCAATATTTGTTGAACTGGGTTCTTTGTTAGTATTAATTTCTTTACCATATAAAATATCTTGAACATTTGGATCATTATAAATACTTCCTATAGTTTTGTTTATAACTTTATCACCACCTATGTCAGTTCCTGGAATACCAAAATAATCTGCTCCATATAAAGCTGCCGCTGCAGCAATTTCTGGATTTTCTTTAATTGGATCCATGATATTTTCCTGGAACCATGATCCAATACCATATTGTTTTCTTCCATCTAGACCCATGATACCACCATAGGCTGCCATCTGTCTGTCAGGTAAAACTGGTCCTTGTGGTTTTGGTTGGAAAGGATTTACTGGATCTTCTGGACTTGGTAATATTGGACCACGAGAAGAACTGTCATAAAAATTGTTTTGTTTCCATTCCTTTATAAATGCTTCTCTCATTTCTGGATTAGCAAGAGATATGTCATATCCATGTTGTATTTCAAAGTCTAAAGCTATTTGATCCATCATACCAGCCATCATTTGCTCCATCTCTTGTGGAGATTTAGGACCTTCATCCCCTCTATACTTAATAGATGGTGCGTTAGTCTGTAATTCTTCTGAAATTGATATATCTGTTATTGCCATAGTTGCCTTATTTTAAAGAGTTGTTCATACTACTTGGTTTTTCCTATTAAATCAAGAGGTGGCATAATTACTGTCACATCTCTTTGCACGTCTTCTGCTGGAATATTAGCTGCTTTTAAAGCTTCTTCATCTTTATAAACTTCTCCTGTTTTTTTATTTTTAATAGTCGTTATTATTTTATCTGGTGTTATTACTGGTATATTTTCCATTATGTTGTTACCTCTTTCTTAATGTTTAAATAGCTAATAGCTACATCAAACGAGTCTGTTGTGCTAGATTGCACTGTAAAAGTTTTTCCACCTTCTACTATTAACGGTTGGGTCAATAATTCTTTAGTTTGATTAGCTGTTAACGGCACTGATTTAATAGCTGTAATGCTATTATTTAAAATAGTTACACTTGGTGTTCCAGCTGATGTAACTAAAATAGATTTAATTAAATATGTTTCATTTACTAAAGGATTTCCTGAACCAAAAGGTGTTAATGCGCTGCCACTTGTACTGTTGTCTATTCCTACAAATTTATATTGGTTTACTACTGCCATTAATCTAAAAAGAAACTTCTAGCTTCTATCTCCTGTTTTAATTCTTCTTGAAATGTTGTGTTAAGTTTTTCAAGAACTGCATCTAAATCTCTAACTAAAGACTGTGCTACATCTGCTTCATATTCATCGCTTGCTCTAGTTAATGTCTGTACTATTTTTGCCATTATATTCCTAACATATTTTTTAACACATTAAATCTATTTCGTTCTGAGTCAGAAATATTTCCTGACTGTAATTTTTGTAGTAATAATATATATTCATCATAACTACCTGCTTGGTTTTCTAATGATGCTATTCCATCTCCACCTCCACCTCTAGGGGTGTCATCATCTTTACCTTTTGTAGATGGTTTTCCTTTACCAAAACCACTTATTGAATCCGTAAGATTACTTGTAAAACTTTCAATAACATTTTTATCTGTTAAATTAAATTTTTCAGCAAGATTTGATATAGTTTTTGCTTTGTTATATATGTTCATACCAGTTACAAATTTTTTTCCCAATAGTTGAGGAGCTACAACGCTTATCAAAAGATTTTTAGCTATGTTTTTAAGACCAAATTTATTTTGTTTAGGTTGTGCAACCAAAGACATATCAAAAGGATTAATAGTTCTAGTAACTCTAGGATCAAACGCACTAATACCTTTTTCGTTTAATGCATTTAACATTTGTTGTCGAGCACGTTTATCAGTATATGTAGTTTTAATTTCTATAGGTTTGTCAAATTTATCTACACCCACTGTAACTGTTGGTGTTGGCAGATTTTTATATTGATTAGATATGTAATTTTCTCTATTATCTCCATTGCCACCTGGTGCATTAGAACCATGTCCTGGATCGTTTTCATGTCCCGCATCTGGTCCATAGTATCCTGGTCGACTACCATCTCTTGTTGGAGTTACTAACATAGATCCAGCATTACTTCCCATAATACCACCAACTCTTTGACCCATTGCATACATTTGTCTTGCTTGTTGTAGTCTTGTAATTGACATTATCGTCTTCCTCCAGAATGTATATCTAATCTAAAAGTTCCTAATTTCCAACTAGTATCTACTGCAGTATTTGATATTGTTAATGCAACTGCTCTAGCTCTAGCTCGTGTATCTACTTTTGTTGTACTAGATGTAATACTAAATGGTCCTAATGATGAACTAGCTGCTGTGTTATTAGGATAATTTCTTAAATCTAATTGTATAATAGAAGTTCCTTGTTGAGATATAAAGTCAGGAATAATTCTGCTTACTCTCATAATATTTTCACCATCACCTCTAAGGTCTCCTAAATTAGTTGCGGCTCCTCTAACAACTTTTTGTGTAATGTCGTAATCACCGGATGTAATATTAGCAGGTATAGCCACGGCCGTGGTCCCTGCTTCTTGTTGATTGACTCCTGTTTCGTGTTCAAAATAAATTGTTGTACCTTCTGTATTGCCAGTTACATCAAACGATACATCATTACTTGCATTGTATTTAGTTGCATGAGGTAAACCAAATACAGATGAATCTTCCCATGTTGTTCTAGGAAATAAAGTACTTGCATTAGTAAACCATATAGGTCGTTTAGCTGTTGAATCTAAATAACTATATGTAACAGCTCTAGTGTTTACGTTAGATGTAGATGTTGGATAGAACCAAGTAATCTCGCCAAACAAGTTATTAATACCACAATAAATTAATTGATTAGATGTAGTGTTAAGATCATCATAAACATAGTCTTCAACCAAACAATCCATAGATTCTAATTTACCAGTATATCTAAAGAAACCATTTTCTGACATCCAATACGCAGCACCATCAACTTCTACAGCTGCATTCATTCCTATCAATCCACAGTTAGTTCCAACTTGTTCAAATGCAAATGTAAAAGGAGTTCCTACAAAACGCATAGTAAATAAAGATGTATCCGTCCAAATGTAAATTGCATTTCTACCAAGTTTTGCTCCCATGATTCGTGATCCGGCAGCCAGTCTTTGTGTACCAGCACTATTTTCAGCTGTTGGTGTGTAGTCATTAATATTTTCTTGAGAAGAAAATCTTATAAACATATCGTCTTGTGTAGATTTAGTTCCAATAGTTGTTTCTGTTCCAAAAAATACTAAGTGACGATCAGGGGTAGATACTAACATATCCCGTGATGCTGTTGGTGCACCTGTAATAATTGTAGCTCTTGTTGATGTAGCATTAGCTAAATCACCGTCCCATTCAAAACACTCGCCATTATGTATTAGTGCAATAAGAGTTGATCCTAAATTATCTAACGACCATAATCCTGGATCTGTTACTTTATCTGTGTTGGCTGCTGGTGATCCCCACCCCGTCCAACTAGAAGTATTAGTTACAGTAGCACCATTTAAATGTGAAGACCTAGTTGATCCTCTAGCTGCTCTAGTAATTCCTGTTAATTTACTTCCTGTAATTCCTGTATAAGATATTTCTTCTGCGCCTACTTGAATATAATTAGTTCCTGATGATGGAAAACCTGTAGTGCTAGCTAATGTAATTTCTGTAGCAGAACTATTATTACCGTTAGTGTCATCTGCTAATGCACCATTTAAAGTTGTAGTTAGTGATCCTAAAATATTACCACCCCATAATGATATACCCCAACCAAAAGCTCCTATCTGTTCAGCGGGTCCTACATGATAGTATTGAAAATAAGTTATACCACCAGAAGTAGTTGCTCCACTTCCTGTTTCATTTGATGGCATTGTAATAGTAATTGTAGTTGTTGTTGGTACAGAAGTTACCATAAATTTTTTATCAGCAAAATCTGTAGCCGTAAAATTAGAATTAGTAATAGCACCAAAAGTACTAGCGTCACCAAATAAAATAATGTCTTGTGGTTGAAAATTATGCGAACTACCAAATGTAATTGTTACAGTTGGTGATCCGTTAGTCGTGCTAAATGCATTTGTAATAGCTGTGCCTGATGGATTAGTTAAAGGATGTATATCATAGAATACTCCTCCAGAATATACATATAAAATTTTGTTTGTGCCAATAGCTGCAAACTTTGTAGAATCTTTATTAACAAAATGATGCAAACCTCTAGCTGCACCAGTAAGTTTAGATTCTCCTAGTTGATTCCAACCACCTATTTTTTCAGGTGTACCATATCTAAAACGAACATTTTCTCCACCAGTCCATTGAGACTCAGCACCTGTAGATGTAACTTGTTTATTGAATCCTGGTAAGAAACCTAGTTTTTGTAACATATAACCTCATTATAATACTATTTTACAAATGATGGTAGACCCAACATAGGTCTTCCATCAAATCTATTTTTGTCTGCAAATGGGCCATTTACATGATTATAATGTAGAAATACTTGACCGCAAATGTTCCCGTCAAAAGGCTCTCGCCAATGTTCGAGTTCACATCCACTATATACTAGCATATCTCCCACTTCAAGCAAGACTTTCGTGCCTGTTGGAGCGTTAGGTTTATGTATATTTTTGTATTCATCTATGACTGTACTAGCACCTGTGCCATCTATAAATATTGGCCAAGGATCACCACCTAAATTAATAGTAGTAGATATTTCACAACTAGGTCTATCTTTATGTCTTTTTAATTCGTCACCATGTTTATATAATCTTGCATAGGAATAAGTAGGACATAGATCTAGGCCAGTTTCTTGCTGCATTACTGGTAATACTTTAACTAAAAGAGTTTCCATTACAGGATCAGCATAACAAGAAAAAGTGTTTGGAATCTGTTGATCGGCCCAAGTTCCAAACATACCATTATCATATGTAATATTATTTTTATACATAAAATCTACTGCATCTCGTTTAAGAAGAAAATAGTTAAACACAAAGTTAGCTAGTTCGTAGCTAATTGCTTTTTTAATTACTTGGTATTTATTAAAAGCCATCTTGTATAAAATTAAAACTTATTGATATTCTTATATCATTTGATTCATTAGGTTGTACAGAATGCCATAGCCACGCTGGAAACATTATAGCTCTGTTTTCTTGAGGTTGTAAATGAACATCTCTCCATAGGTGTTTTGGAATTTTTTCTTCTATTCTAGTAGGCATACAGGTTTGAATACCGGGTCGAGGATCTTGACATATTAAACTACCACAATTAGGTGGAGTTTTTACATAATACACTCCACTAAATAAAGCATTAGGGTGAACGTGAGGTTTATTATAACCACCATGATAATTTATGTTAGCCCACATATTACCCAGTACAGCTCTTTTATCTAAAAATTCTTCTTTAAATACTTGATGTACCATTCTAAATAATTCATTTACTAAAGGTTTGTATTCTGGTTTTTCATGCATATTAGTTTCACTATGCCAACCATTAACATTTGTTTTTGTAACACCTTTATCTTCTTTAGACCATTGAATAATATTTTGAGCTATTTGATTTATGTCTAATTTAAAATCTTCTGCGTATATAATTGTTGGAAAAAATCCTTCTTTAATCATCTGAATGGCTTACCTCCAAACCAAACAACCAAAGATTGTCTAACACCTTTTGTAACTGGCTGCACTCTATGATTTAAAAAAGATGCAAAACACATTGCGTGCCCTTGTTTTAATTTAGCGTATTGATTAGGTCCTCCTATTTCTAAATGACCACCTTCAAATTCTGATTCATGATTTAATAACAATGTCATTGATATTTTTCTTACAGGGGGTTCGTGTTCCATGTGTGTATCACAATCCATATGCCAATCGTAAAACCCACCCACAGGATACTCTGTAAACTGTGCATTTTCTGTAACTCTTATATCCCCAAAACCAAAATGATTTAAATTAGCTTTTTGTATAAATCTATCAAGATCTTCATACATTTGACTCATTTCTTTAAATGGTATCCAAGATATTGTAGTTACTCTTTTATTTGTATCTGTACCACCTCCTGGCTTTCCCATACCAACTTGCGCTTGTTGAGGTTTTTGTTTTCTTCCACATTCAATAATTTGTCTACACTGATCCGGAGTAAATAATGGTGTAGTTGTTTGTATAATCCAGCTTTTCCATTTAGGTTCTTTTATAGTTTGATTTTTGTACATTAGTATGCTCCTCTATTTCTTATTGGATCATATTCTACATCCATGTTTGCAGCAAGAGTTCGTCTCATTCCAGGTCCATTAAAAGGATATACACAATGTCTCATGTCATATGGAAATACATAAAAATCTCTTTCTTCTGTATTAGGTTGATAATCCATATGTGAAAATTGACCAGATGATGATCCCAATATTTGTAGTCTACCATTTTGTGGTGCATCTGCTGAAGAATATTCTACACCAAATGACTGTGGTAATTTTAAAATCATTACACTAGATAACCCTGTAAAAATTGATCCTTGGTGTACGTGTATTGGATTGTATTCATGTTGAAACATATTATTAATCCAAATAGAATTTAAATGCATTTTATATTTTTTTACTTTATTCCATTTTAAATAATGTTTAAATTTTTCATGAAACCATGTTAATACATCTTTAGTTAAATGATTATGTCTTTCCATTTTATCATTATCGGGACCATCAAAAAACAAACTATGTTCTTTTTCTATTTTACCAATTAATTGTTTATTAGCAGGTTGAAGGCTAGAGTATTTAGACTCGTAGATACTATTAATTGTAGTATATATATCATAAGGAACTTTATACCTTAATACTGATTGACCTAAAAATACAAATTTAAAATCTGATGTGTCCATATTTTTCTTTAATACTTTGAGGTATTTTTTCTATGTAAGGGTTATATATTTTTTCTATTTTTCCTGTATGTAATTTATGCATGTTCTTTCCTACGATTGTGTCGTCGTATTCTATACCATTAATATTAATATTTTTCAAGTTTTCAAAATAATGTGGATAGTATGGTTCTTCTAAAAAAGTATATATTTTTTGTAATTCTTTTTTAGGGTTTTTCATAAGATCATTAAACTTTACAAAGTGACATATTTTAGGATAATTAAAAGAATTTTTAATTGCTTCTAATTCTTTTGCTACAGCGCCGTTAACATTCATTAGTCTTAATAATTTTTGTTCGTCTGTGGTATCTCCATATTTGTTAGGAAATGCATCAGGGTTTTCTGTATACCATTTCATATAACTTGCTAACACATCCATTAAATCTCTAAGCAAAACAATACATTTAAAAGGTCGTTTAAAATGTTTTTGTATTAATTCTAAATTACCTGTAGTCATTACAGGTCCTCTATCTATAATTATTCTTTGTGGCCAGTCTTTGTAATAGTTATCATACACAACATCTAATACATTATCTAGTGATTTATGATCAGGAAAATTTTTAAACACGTCTGTTGTTTTTAACAAATATAAATCTTTCATAATCTCAAGAGTTATAGAATTAGCTGTACAAACTATTTCAGGATTTTGATTTATTAAAGATGCAAAGACGGTATTTCCTGATCTTGGTGTAGCTATTAAAAAAAATAATTTTTTATTTTTCTTTGGCTCCGAGGTCATGAGACAATTGTTCTTTCTTGTTGTAAATCATTTCTCCTGATTTTTTAACTCTTTCTATACTTTTTAATTGACCTAACACATTAAACACTTCAGGTTGACTAGATCCTGATGTTAATGTCTCTGCTTTGTTTTTCATAATCATATGATAAGAATCTAATTGGTGTCTGTTGACATCTTTAGTATCAAATGATCCATCATTAAATTCTTTTTTTAATGTAGACCATAATTTAATTTCTCTCATTCTATCACGAGCTACAAGTTGCATGTTAGCTAAACCGTATCTAGCTTCATCTAAATCTATTTTATATTTTTCTAATTTGTATTCGTCTTTTTCTGTTTCTACTTTTTTCTCTAACCATTTAATTTTAGCCTCATTACGTCTACAATCAAAAGACAAACTCATTAAGTTTTCTAAGAATACGTTTTGTTCTCTTACACATTGCCAATACTTTGCAGCTTTAGTTGGATATTTCATATCCTGTAAAACAGACATTCTCATTTCTGTTTCTGTTCTAAATACTTGTTTCTTAGTCCATGTATCTCGAAGCTCGGCTGTCATGGCTTTAAACTCTTTGACATCATTTGGGTCTAATAAATTATTTAAACTTGGTGCTTCTTTTTCTATAAGCGCATGTATATTTCTTTTTTCAGTCATATTAATCCTTTCATCCGACAATATATATTATATTAACTAGTTGTCAATGTTCTTATTTCTACAGCTCCAGTAAACTCTTCTGTTGCAGTAAGTCCTGCTCCACCGCCACTTGGTCCAATTCCACCAAAAGATAATGCGGCTGTTTGAGTTCCACTCTTAGCTGAACTTTGTCTAGTAACAGCACTTGCTAAAGCACTAGCTGCTGTCCAAGTTGATCCATCATAAGTACAAGTTGTTGTTTGCGCTGCTTCACCTGGTGGTTTATCTCCACCAAAACCTACGGCAGCTGTTTGAGTTCCACATCCTTGTGCGAATACCATAGCTACTGGATAATTATTTGAAGATGTCCATGTAGAACCATTCCATTCTTCTGTTGCTGCTGTGTTAACTGGTCCAGGTCCAGTTCTACCTGTAAACATTAAACCTGCTGTTTGTGTTCCATTTTGCGCTACACCGTCTAATCTTGACGTGTTCATATTTCCTGGTGAACCAAAAGCTGTCCAAGTTGATCCATCATAAGCGACTGTTACATCTGAACTTGGAAGATTTGATATAGCAGCTGTTTGTGTTCCAAAACCTGTCATTCCTGAGCCTGATACAGGAAAATTACCAGGGACTGCTGTCCATGTAGATCCATCGTATTCGGCTGTTACATTTGTGTCAGGTCCAGGTCGTGCTCCACCAAAAGCAAGACCTGCTGTTTGTGTTCCTGCAGCACCTAATCCATAAACAGAATCTGGATAATTACCACTAGCAGTCCAAGCAGTTCCATTATATTTTTCTGTGTTATTTTTATAAGTACTACTATCTAAACCACCTACCATAAATGCTGCGGTCTGTGTTCCATCACTACCTGCAAGACTTCTTCCTGCGTTTAATGCTCCGCCACTTGACCAAGTTGCTGGAGATAACAAATAACTTTTAATTTCTCCTAAAGTTGAATTGTACCATATCTCTCCTTCTTTTGGATTAGAAGGGTTTGATGATACAACATTTACTCTAAAGCCATGTAATTCTTGGTAAGTAGACATTTAAAAATACCTTATGGAAGAGTTATATCAGTGGGTCTTATATTACCTGGTAATGCTTTTTCTTCATCAGATAATGCATCGTACGTAGCTTGTCCTGCTTGTATTTCAGCGTCAACTAAAGCTTGCGCTTCTGACTTAGATTTAAAAACACCATTTCTATCAGCTACCCAACATGCACCTTTTTCATTGTTTCCAATGACCCAGACGTTAGCGGGATAACCTCTTAAAAAAAAGTTTCTTCTGTCTTCAGCTGTGAAGAATCCTTTTCCAGTGTTAGTAAGCACTCCATATAAAAAGTTTTCCATAGTCTTCCTCCTTTTAAAGTTTGTATATCATAGTTTATGCTTGTGTCAAAGTTTTAACGTTAACTGCTGTTGTTTCTCCAGTAAATTCTTCTGTTGAATTAATAGATGGACTATTTCCTCCAGCAGCTAAACTAGAATTAGCATTTGCTCCAGCTCCAGACGCTCTTGCTGGACCTCTTGCTATGCTAAGGCTTGGTGCTGTTGCCCATGCTGTACCATTGGTTGTTTGTGTAATAGCAGAAACACTAACATTTGCTGATCCTGCTGCCATAATGCTATTAGAAGGTGCTGATGAACCTGAACTTGCTATCATAGACATTGGCACTGCAAGAGTAGGTGCATTTGTCCATGCCGTTCCATTATATTCTTCAGTATTATTATATTCAGGACTAGGACTTGCTCCTCCCATAATAACTCCATCTGTTTGAGATCCACAAGAACCAACATATCCTCTTCCAGTATTTAAAGCTCCTGGAACATTTGTCCATGATGAACCATCATATTCTTCTGTTCTAGTTTGAGGCGTTGGACCTGGTTGTCCAGCCCCTGATCCAGCTATCCATCCAGCGGTTTGAGTTCCACCTCCACCGCCTCCAAAAGCCGGTAAATTAAGAGCCCCACCTGCTGTCCAAGATGAGCCATCCCATTCTGAAGTGCTAGTTGGACTTGTATTATCATGTCCTCCTATAGCTAAACCTGCAGTTGCTGTTCCTGCACCTGATCTAAATCCTAGAGTGACTGGCATACTTGGTGTAGCTGTCCAAGCTAATCCACTATATTCTTCTGATGCAGCTGTATAAGCATTCGGTCCGTATTGATAACCACCTGCCGCTATAGCTGCTGTTGTAATTCCTATTCCTGCTATTTGTGATCTAGCTGTACCCATATTTCCGCCAGCTGCCCATGCTGCTGCAGTAATTACGTTTGTTGATTTATTAAATTCTTCTGTTGTTGCACCACCAGGATTTCCTCCCATTCCAAGAGCTGCATCTGTTCCACCTCCACCATTGTGAACTCTTCTAATACTTGTTGCTTGATTAGCTGATTCAGACCAAGATGTTCCATCCCAAGCCATTGTTTTTACATAACTTGGTGCAGATCCACCAAACACCAAAGCATTTGTTGAAATACCAGAACTACCTGCTGCATGGACTCCAAGAGGTAATACAGATGTGGCTGTCCAAGAAGAACCATCATATTGTTCGACTAAAGTTGCATCACCTGGACTTCCAGGAGGATTATAACCTCCAGCTACTAAAGCTGCTGTTTGTGCTGCTGCTCCACCTATTGCTGCAGACGCTCTTCTTCCTGTATTTAAACTAGGTCCTGTTGACCAACTAGAACCATCGTATCTAAGAGTTACTCCTGTGTCTCCACCAGGATAATTTCCAGACATATAATAAGTTGCTGTTTGAGGTCCACTTCCAGATTGAAATTGAACTCCGCTAGGCATAGCACCGCCACCTGTCCAACTTGATCCATCATATTCTTCTACTGAACTTTGAAGTCCACTACCTGGTATATAACCACCTGTTCCTATTCCTGCTGTTTGAGTTCCAGCTCCAGCTACTCTGTAACGAGCAGTACCTAAAGTACCACCTGTTGACCAACCAGATCCATTATATTCTTCTGTAGTCCCAATTCGAGTAATAGGAGAAGCTCGTTGAATTCCTACTAAAGCAGCTGCAGTTTGACTTTGTCCTATACCTGTTCCGTATCTAGCAGTTCCTAGGTTAGTGCTACTAACCCATGCTGTTGATTGAACAACAGATTTAAAAGTATTACTAGCTGTATTGTACCAAACTTGTCCTGCAACATTATCGTCGCTTGGATCAGTTGATACTGACTTAATTGCTTTACCGTGTATTTCTTTGTATGTGCTCATAATTAACTCGTACTAAATGTTTTTACATTAGCTGCTGTTGTTTCTACGTTAAAATGTTCTGTTGTATTTGTTCTGTTAGGAGAACTTCCTGGATAATATCCCGCAGCTCCCCATATAGCTCCAACTGGACCATTACCCGATCCAGATAAACCTCTTGCTGTTGCTAAATTAGGTCCTGATGCCCATGCTGTACCATCATATGTTGAAGAATTAAGTCTAAAAGTTGAAGGTGGAGCCCCTTGTATTCTTCCACCAAATTCTAAAGTATCTGTTTGAGTACCGCCTGCTCTATGTTCTCTTAATGCAGCAAGCATTGTCCCTCCAGATGTCCAAGACTCTCCTCCATATTCTTCAGAGTTAGATGTATTAGTAGCTGGTGAAGGTACTGATAAACCACCTCCCGCAAGAGCGGCTGTAGAAGTACCACTTCCACATGCTATTGATCTTGTTGTGCTCATGCTTTCCTCTACAGTCCAGTTAGTTCCATCGTAAGAAATAGTTGCATTAGATAATGAAGATGGAGAAGCAGCTCCACCAAAAAATAATCCAGCAGTTTGAGTTCCAGCACTTGCATCAGAATAATTAGCAGTAGGTCTATTATTTGCATTTGACCAACTTGATCCGTCATATTCACCTGCTGCATTATATGCATAAGGTGGTCCTGGATTGCTTTGAGAATTAATAACAGCTGTTTGTGTTCCAGCTGCAGAGTTAACACCTGCAGTTCCAGTACTAGGATTTAAAGTAGCTTCAGCTGACCAAGCTACTCCATTATATTCAAAACTTTTTCCTGTTGGCGGTGAACCTTCTGGATAACCACCAATTCCTATAGCGGCATCTCTTGGTCCTGCACCAGCTACTGCTGATGAAGATGTTGGAAAGTTAGTTCCTGATGAAAATGCTGCGGCTGTAATAACATTTGTTGATGAATTAAATTCTTCTGTGTCGCTTGTTACTGAACCTGGAGGTCCATATCCACCTGCTATCCAACCTCCAGATGTTGTTCCAGCACTTGACACAGCATTTCGAGCTGTGCCTAACGTAGCTGGTGATGTTGTCCAATTAGTTCCATCCCAAGTTTCAGTAGCATTTGAGTAAGTACCTGGTGGATTTGAGTATCCTCCAGCTGCTAGTGCAGAAGTTTGAGTTCCAAAACCTCCAAGACCGTCTCTTGCAGTATTCATATCATTTACTTCCGACCAAGATGTTCCATCGTATGTTTCAGTATTTGCTAATTTACTAGGACTTCCAGGACCTGATGATGGCATATAACCACCGAAACCAAGTCCAGCTGTTTGTGTTCCTGCTCCACCTGACTTAGATCTAATAGAGTTGAGAGTTCCACCAGTCGTCCAAGAAGATCCACTATATTCTTCAGACGCATTTGTAGAAGCTCCAGGAGGTTCAATTTGTCCTCCAAAAACTAAAGCCGCGGTGCTACTTGCACCTAAACCAGTTATTTTTTTTCTTGCAGTACTAAGAGCTGGTAAAGAAGTCCAACTTGTACCATTATATGAACATGTTGCGGTTGTAGCACTGCCTGGATCTGTAGGTTGTCCTCCAGCTGAAAATGCAGATGTTTGAGTTCCATCTCCTGCATGATCAAAAATTGTTGTAGGTAAAGCTCCACCAGTTGTCCAACCAGTTCCATTATATTCTTCCGTGTTAGCATACAAAGTTGGAGGGTTCATTCCACCAAAAGACAAACCTGCTGTTTGTGTTCCAGCTCCTTGATTTCTTCCTCTAGCTGTAATCAGAGGTGAACCTGATGACCATGCTTGTAAAAACTTTAAACCCCTAAGACTTTGAGTAGTTGAGTTATACCACATTTCTCCGTCAGTTCCTGACGAAGGATCAGATGATACTTTCTTAATTTTTTTTCCTACTATTTCTCTATAAGTTGACACTACAACTCCCTATTAATTACTCTTCAATAACCAACCTTGAGTGTCATCTGTAAATACTAAAGTATTAGCAGCTCTTTCTGTTGCAACAGTTAAATCTGATGCTGTTCCATTAATTTTTTTACCGTTTCTTGCAACGGTTAAATTATTGGTATCGAAAGTTCCTGCATAATCTATAAACGAGATTTCATCTCCTATAGTTGGTGATCCTGGTAAAGTTAAAGTTATGGCTCCAGAAGTAGTATTCATAAAATACCCTGCTCCAGCTGCTCCACTTACTGGAGAATCTGAATTAGTTTTAACTGCTTGCCATGAAGTTCCACCTGCGTCGGCTTCTTCCCATGATAAAACTCCACCTGATGTTGATTTTAAAAGATAGCCGTTTCCTCCTGCTACCGCTGCTGGCCACGTAATAGTATAATCCGTAGTCGTACCCGATGCTTTCATACCGATGTATTCTCCTCCAGAGCTATCCTGAAGTCTTAATTCTTTCTGTGAACCTATATTTAATCCTGTTGATGCATCCCAAATAAAATTTGCATCTCCACCAAATGCTCCTGAATTATTAAATTGAACTTGTGTAGTTGATCCACCTGGTGATGTTGCAGCACCAAAACCAACATCATAAACTCCTGTGTTAGTTGCTACACCATCAAAATAAACTAGTTTCCAACCTTTATCGTCGGTTGCCCAAGTAACTGTTGCACCTGAACCAGATGCTGCTTTTAATTGTACTGTGTTTGCACCTGATGTGCTATTTTTAATAAGATAAAAATTTTCTATTCCAACTGGAAAAGTTACAATTTTATTTCCTGAAATTGTTTCTGGAGATTCTGCACCAAAAATAATAACTCTTGTTGCAACTGTGGCTCCTGTAGAACCATCAGATTCAGTTAAAGCTGTAGTGTTAGCTCCTGCACCAGCGGTATTTAAAGTTTGTACTTTGTAGCCACCAGAGATTTGCTCAATGATATTTAAATTCGTATTTGTTTTTGTTCCCCATGTACCGGCGTTTTCACCAGTTGCCATTAACTCTACGCCAAGAGGGGTGTATGTTGAAGCCATCTTTATTAATCTCCTAGTTTTTAGTATTTATATTGTTTATTTAGTTTTAAGTCAAACATAATTATGCAGGGGTTTTAGTAACATATCCTGTTGTATTTTTAGGCGTCTTAATTGAGTATCCACCGGCAGACGTTTTAGCTGTTTTTGTAGTATATCCTGTGCTGGTCTTAGGATCAAGTTTTCCATAATATTTTAATATTAATTTATCGCCATTAACACTACTTAAAGCACTTAGACCTGTCAGAGTTACAGTTATGTTTCCAGTAATAGAAACTCCCCCAACACTGGTAGTAGCTGATTGACCAGATAATGTTTGAACAGTATTAGGTGAAGCTGTGACTGTTCCTAATGCTGTTGTTGCTGAAACTCCTGTTATGTCATGTACTGGATCAGATGTAATATTTAATGATCCAACGGATGTTGTGGATGATAAACCAGTTAATCCCATTACATCAGCTGGCGCTAAAGAACCTACAGCACTTGTAGCTGATAGACCAGATAAACCTACTGAATGATCATCTTCTGTTAATAAACCAGCAGAAGCTGTAAGTGATAATCCTGAAAGAGTAATTGTAGCATTTGTTGAAACAGATGCAAAAGCATTTACAGAAGCTGTTGCACTTAAACCAGTTAAACCTACGACGTCTGCTGGTGTAACAGTTCCTAAAGATGTAGTTGCTGATAAACCAGATATATTAAATACTGCTGATTCAACAGTGCCCCATCCATTTTCACCCCAATTTAAAGTACCCCAACCAGGTTTTGTTTCTACTTCTAAACTTCCAATACTTGTTGTTGCAGATAAACCAGTTAATTCAACAAT